TGAGAATGTTATTTTTGCTTCACCATCAAAGAGTAAGATCCGCAACTTGCAAAGTATCGGTCGTGGTTTGAGAAAGAAAGATGGGAAAGAATCCTGTAATTTATATGACCTTGCTGATGACTTGCATTGGAAGTCATGGAAGAACCATACTCTAAATCATGCAGCTGAACGCTACAAAACTTATGTAGAAGAAGAATTTAAATTAAAGATGGTAGAGGTAAATTTGTATGAATGAAAACTACGTCGTTTTAAAACTTGTTTCTGGTGAAACAGTTATGGCTATGTTTGAAGGTGAAGACGATCGTTTTATTAAAATTGACCATCCAATCCAAATCAAAATAATACCAATTCCTGCAATCAATAGAGAACAAATTAGTGCTTCTCCGCTGTGTCAATTTAGTGAATCAACTTCTTTTGTATTGGAAAAAGATCACATCGTTTATATCAAGAAAATGCATCGCGCATTTGTAAGCCATTATAACAATTTTATAAAGTCTTATGATGAAGCATTGATTCCTGCAACCAGAGAATCTGCAGAACAGATCCACCAGCAGCTTAATGATGTTTTTGGAGAAGAGGAAGAAGAATTAACTTTAGAAGAAGTTAATCGTAGGTTGGATATGCTAGAGTCTATCGCAAATTCTCCGAAGAAAGAAGAATCGGAAGAGAAAGAGTTTACTATTGCTAACTATGTCGAAGGTAACAACACTAGACATTAGATTAATCAGCAACAAACCCAACACGGTTATTATCCTATAAAGTCAAATAAAAAGCAAATTTATTTTTATTGAACTTTTGCAAATTCTGCAACATAAAAAATATTTGCTTTTTATTAGCATTTCAACTATACTATGATTATGCCTCTAAACTAAAGAGGAAATATATCTTGGCACATTATGTTAATAATGCTGACTTCTTGGCTGCTCTAATCGAGCATAAACGTAAAGTCAAAGAAGCAGCAGAAAAAGGTTTACCAAAACCAATCATCCCTAATTATGTTGGGGATTGCATTTTAAAGATCGCTAACCATCTAGCGTACAAGCCCAACTTCATCAACTATTCATATAGAGATGATATGGTGCTTGACGGTATTGAGAACTGTATTCAATACTTGGACAACTTCAATCCTGATAAGTCCAGCAATCCTTTCGCATACTTCACCCAAATTATCTATTATGCTTTTCTTCGTAGGATTACGAAAGAGAAGAAACAGTCATATATAAAAGGTAAACTAATTCAGGAAATGCCTTTTGATGTATTTGAACTTCAAGATGGGGACGATGGTGAATTTCATAACCAATATCTTGAGTTCATGCAACAGCATGGAACCTTTGACGATTCTTTTATTCAACGTAAAGAAAAGAAGAAAAAAGCAAAGAAATCAAATTTGGATAGTTTTATTAACGATGAAACTGATTCATTAGATATGGCTAATGATAATGAGGACGATAAATGAAAGTAGCCATTATTACTGACCAACATTTTGGTGCTCGTAACGACAGCATTGCCTTCCTAGACTTCTTTGAGAAATTCTATGATAATACCTTCTTTACTGTTTTGGACTCTAATGATATTACTACTGTTCTTATTTTAGGTGATACCTTTGATAGACGTAAGTATGTAAACTTCTATGCGCTTCAAAGAGCAAAACAAATGTTCTTTGATAAGTTAGCTGTGCGTGGTATTAAAGTTTACATGCTTGCTGGTAATCATGATACTTACTTCAAGAATACCAACGATGTAAACTCTCCTGATTTACTTTTACGTGAATACTCTAACATTACTGTAATTGATAAACCAACGGACATTACAATTGATGGTGTTGATATCACGATGATTCCTTGGATTTGTCCAGAGAATTATGTTGACTGCGTTGCACAGATGACCTCAACGCCAGCCGAGATTTGTATGGGTCACTTTGAAATTTCTGGCTTTGCCATGTATAGAGGAATGCAATCTCATGAAGGACTCTCTAAAACGCTTTTTGAAAAATTTGATTTGGTTTTCTCTGGGCACTATCATCATCGTTCAGATGATGGTCACATTTATTATCTTGGGAACCCTTACGAACTTACCTGGCAGGACTTTAATGATCCCCGAGGATTCCACTTGTTCGATCTCAACACAAGAGGATTACAATTCATACAAAATCCTTATACAATGTTTGAAAGACTTGAATACGATGACAAAGGAAAAGAACCCATCGACCTTGATTCCTTCGAACTCCAAGGGAAATTTGTCAAACTGGTTGTAGTAAACAAAACTGACTTTTATAAATTTGACAAATTCATTCAGAAGTTATATAATAAAGGTTGTCATGACATAAAAGTTGTAGAGGATATGTCTGAGTTCAACGAAGGTGAATTTGTTGACGAAACAATTAATCTTGAAGATACTTTGTCTGTGCTTGGTCACTACGTTGATTCTATTGAAACTGATTTAGATAAAGAAAAGATTAAAAACTATATGCGTGCTTTATACACTGAAGCCATTAACATTGAGGTTGTTTAATGATTGTATTTGAAAGTATTGAATGGAAGAACTTCCTTTCTACTGGCAATTCTGCTAATAAAGTTTTACTAAACAAATCTACCACTACTCTAATCATCGGTAAGAACGGTGAAGGTAAAAGCACGATCTTGGATGCATTGTGCTTTTCATTATTTGGTAAACCCTTTCGTAATATTAACAAGGGACAATTAGTAAACTCTATCAATCAAAAGAATTGTTTAGTTGAAGTTTCTTTTACAGTTAATAACAAAGCATATAAAGTAATTCGTGGTATCAAACCTAATAAATTTGAGATCTGGTGCGATGATGAATTACTTAATCAAGATGCTGCTTCTAGAGACTATCAGAAAGTTCTAGAGCAACAAATTCTAAAGCTGAACTACAAAACATTCACACAGGTTGTTATTCTTGGTTCAGCTTCTTTTGTTCCTTTCATGCAGTTGTCTTCAGCGCAACGTCGTGAAGTTATTGAAGACATTTTGGACATTCGTATTTTCTCTACGATGAACCAGTTGTTGAAGGAGAAGGCAAGTGATACTAAAGCGGAAATCGTTCGGATTGAAAATGAGATTGCAAACGCTAAGACTAAAGTCGAAGCACAAAATGTCATTATTAAAACTATCTCGGAAACGAAAGCAAATAATATTAGATCCATCCAAGAGAAAATCGTATCAAGCACTGAAGAGGTTGAGCGAACTCAATCGGAGGTTGATGACCTTATCAGAGAAATTGGATCGCTTAAAGATCAGATTACAGACAAAAAGGAAGTGGAAGCAGAACTCAAAAAAGCAGAGTCAATTAGAAGTAAACTCCACTCCAAAATTGAAACGATTGGACAGCACAAGGAATTTTTTGATACACATGATGTATGCCCCTCTTGTGATCAGGGAATCCCGCATGAGCATAAACTGTCAATCGTCAGCGGTCTTAACGCAAAGATGTCTGATCAAAATGAAAAGGTTGCTGAACTCGAAGTTGTTCTTAGGACTCTCAATGAGAGACTTCAAAACATTACAGATCTCCTTGACCAAATTACAGAAAAGAACATTGAACTCTCAACAAAGAACTCAGCTGTTTCCATCATTAATAAACAGATCGCTGAATACGAAAGAGAAGTTGAATCTCATCAAACGGACACAACAAATATTGACGAGGAAAAACGTAAGCTGAAAGAACTTGCTTCTGACGCTATGGAAAAGATCAAAGCTAAAACTACTTTACAGGAACACCGTAACTTAGAAGATATCGCTTCGTTGTTGCTTAAGGATACTGGTATTAAAACTGCTATCATTCGTGAGTACCTACCAATCATGAACAAGCTGATCAATAAATATTTGAATGCTATGGATGCTTACATTCACTTTGAGCTTGATGAAGCGTTTAACGAAATTGTTAAAAGTCGTTTTCGTGATGAGTTTACTTATGCTTCTTTCTCTGAAGGTGAGAAGATGCGTATTGACTTGGCTATCCTTTTCACTTGGCGTCAAATCGCTAAGATGAAAAATAGTGTTAATACTAACTTACTACTTTTGGACGAGATCTTTGATTCAAGTTTGGATACTGCAGGAACAGACTATTTCTTGAACCTTATGAACCAACTCGGAGAAAACTCCAATATTTTCGTTATTAGTCATAAAGGTGATCAGTTATTTGACAAATTCAGGTCTGTCATCAAATTTGAGAAAAGAAACGACTTTTCTGTGATAGCTGGTTCGTAAGTTATTGATTTTACAAGGGATTTTAGGGTCAAAAAACACTTTACTTTTATTCACTTCTGGCGTATAATTACTATATAAATTGATGGAGTGACTATATTATGTGGAGTGATTTTTCCGACTACGAACTAGCCGAACTGGCTGGTCGCTATGGTATCGAAGACATGTTAGTTTTTGCAGGGGATCTTTCTCTTGCAAACCGTGAGGAAGTTGAAACCGCACTGACTCAAATTGAAATGACTGAAGCATTTGGAGACTAACATGGATATTCAAGCAACCGATCTATCAGCAAAACTTCTTGCAACCGAGAACCTAACAGTGGTTCGCTCAAACGTGCCAACCGCATCGTTTGATATCAAATCCCGTGTATTGACTCTTCCAATGTGGAAGGACATGACCCCAGCTATCGAAGATATGCTTGTTGGTCACGAAGTCGGTCACGCACTTTATACCCTCGACAAATACATCAAACCTATCGAGGAACAACCAAAACTAAAATCTTATATGAACATTCTTGAGGATGTTCGTATTGAGAAACTCATCAAACGTAAGTATCCAGGTCTGCGCAAACGCATGAACGATGGCTACAAACAACTCAATGAAAAAGACTTCTTTGGTATTTCTAAAGTCCCTTCACTTGACGCACTTAACCTTATCGACCGAATCAACTTGTACTTCAAAGCTGGATTCCAGTGTGGTGTTAAATTTGACGCTGACGAAAAAGTATTTGTCAACCGTGCTGAACGTACTGAAACCATTGACGAAGTTATTGAACTCGCAAAAGATATCTATGCTTATGCTAAGCAAAAAGCTGAAGAGCGCAAGAAACAACGTATGGAAGCAGGTGAGGAAGCCGAAGATGAAGATGATGACTACGTCATGGCTGATTTAGATCTTGACGAAGAAGACTTTGATGATATGGAAACCGAGGAAGATGATTCCGAGGATACTGAGAAACGTGCTAAAGGTCACGGTGCTTCTAGCGAAAGTGTAGACGAAGAACTTGAGTCTGCTACTGAACGTGCCTTCTCTC